TCCTCGGTGCATTCAGACGGAAGTAAAGTTGGACTTTTTTTATGCAAAAGTTCAAATGAATTAATAATCCAAGGAATATCTCTAACGCAGCAGATTACTTTTGCATTAGATCTAAGTTTATCCATAACATGCAGCATTCCTGTCCAATATCTTGATGTATTGAAGACTATAGGTTTATCGATATGATTATAATATCCATCAATAAATCCACTCAATGCAGACAACTTTTGTTCTTCAGTGCATTGAGTGGATACACCGCCAACTGAAAATTCTCGTATAATTCTACTGATTGCTCCGTTTAACGGATCAGAAATCCCAGTATGAAATTGTGGATTTTGAGAGAGAATGGACGACAACAAAGTCGAACCTGATCTTGGCAGACCAGCAATCATATGAAATTGTTTCATAAAGTCTCCTACAAGATTTTACTCTTGCCCATAATACAACTATAATGAGTATGTCGGTTTTGAACCGAACTTCAAGAATTATACTCTATATTCTTTCGTATTCATAATATGCAAATCTAAAGGTTGCATCAGCAACAGCAATATTCTCTGCGCTGTCCATAGAGTTAAACATAATTGTCGACAAAGATGTTGGAAACAAATCAATAAACTTCACACGAAAGTTTGGATTGTTTTTGTTTGTGTACATTGTCATGATTGCGCTTGAATATTGTGGTTTGTTCTTTTCACGTCCACGAATATATGGTGTCTTTGCTTGTCTTTGCAAATCAACATACTCTTTGAAATCTGTTGGGAATGTGATGCCGCGAATCCAATCATGCAGTTCTGTCCATGAACGCAAATCTTCATCAACAAGAAAAGTAATGTTGAATGAATCATAAATCATTTTTTCGCCAGGAACAAACAAATCAATAAACGGTGTTGCGCGAACAACTTCTGTAAGAGAAACTCCAGGCAAATTTGCTGCTTGACAATAGTACGTTGCTCCAGGGAGACGATCGAACGTCACTCTAAATTTGGTACTTTGTAGTAAGTCAGTATTTGTTGGTGTGCGCGTTAGTACTGTCATTCTTTCTATTCCTAGAAACGATACAATTATTTAGGTGTAAAAAAAAGGGGGAGTCTTTCGACTCCCCCCAGTTCTTTGCCTTATTGTTTTTATAAAGTCGGCAATAACTTACTAGCACATCAATTATTGGTTGATGTTTAGAACAACGAACTTGCGATAGTACATGTTCGTGTCGTTTGCTAGAGCACCAGTACCAGCACCAGTTGCGAATGGGTTTGCTACTAGACCATAACGTGTCTTGAAGCCAACCTTTGGCTGGTAGGTTTGTGGATCGATAGCACGTACCATCTGGAGTGGGACGTATGGGCAGTAGAAGAGACCAGCGTCATAAGCGTTGGTGCCCTTGTAACCTACTACGCAGTAGTCTGTACCAGAAACAGAGTATGGGTCAACATAGACCTTGATACGTCCGAAGAGCGTACCAGCGAATGTGTTGCCTGTGTCATCAACTGTTAGGTTCGTTTGACCAGTTAGTGCTGAATTGTAGTCAAGTAGACCTGTCATTGCTAGGGCTGATGCAACGTCTGTTGAGACGATGACCATGTTACCCTTGCCACGACGTGTGTCCTTGGCAATCTTGTTAGCAGCGCGTTCGATTGCGAACAAGAGTGACTTGTACTTTTCTACTTGCCAACGACCGCTTGTGTCGCTTGAAGAAGATAGGTTGAAGACGTTTCCTGTTGCATTGTTTGTGATACCTGCGTTAGCAGTTGCATAAACAGTACGAACAACTTCGCGGTTGATTTCTGCTAGAATTTCAGTTGACAAGATATTTGTCAATTCTGTTTCTGCATCTAGACCGTGAATTGCCTTGAGGTCTTGTGCAAGTTCTAGCGTGTATGATGCTTGCAAACCGCGTGTATTTGCTGTAACAGCAACGCGATCGATTTGGAAGCCCATCTGTGCTAGGTTTGCTGATTCACCGAAGGCTGTTGAGAAGCCAGGACCAGTGTTATCAAGACCGAAGATTGATGCGTTAGCATTACCAGGGTTGACAGCCAATGTTGACTGTGTGCCTGTTGCAGCATTACCTGAGTGACCAGTGTTGGCTTCTAGGTAAAGAGCTTCGCCGCCACGTGCTGTAGCAGATGCGTATGTTGAACGCATTGCGAAGATCAAACCTGTTGGACCAGTCATTGGCTGAACGCCGCAGATGTCATAAGCCATTAGGTTTGGAAGTGCACGACGGACAAGACCGATTAGGATTGGGTCGAAGCCTTTGATTGCGCCTTCGCCACCGTTAACAGGTGACATACCACCGCCAACGTTGTTTGGAAGACCGCCACCAGCGACTGAACCAGCTTCCCAAAGATTTTGCATTGAGCGTGATTCTTCCATTAGGGCGCGTTCTTGGTTCTCTAGAACAAGTGCAGTAACTGCACGCTTGTATGGGTCAGTAATTTTTGGTAGATCGCCGTGATCTAGAACTGGAGCCCACTTTCTTGCATATGTTTCATTAAGATACATTTTTTATTTCTCCGTTAAGAAAGATGAGTTAATTAGGCTTTTGGAGCCGTTTTTGTAATTGCCTTAACATAATGTGCCATCATACCATGAACTTCAGCTACTTCTGGCTCTTCAACAGCTGTTTCTTGAAGTGCCTTTACCTCACTCTTCACATTGGTTTTACTTGGGAAGTAGTTCTCGCGGATTGTTGCGAGCTTATTATCAAACTCACCTTCTGTGGTGAACTCCACGCCCTCTGCGAGCGATTTCATTTTCTCAATCTGCACTTCTGTTAGACCTTCGCAGATCTTACGAATTGCTTCGTTCTTCTTTGCAGCATTGAGTTGTTCTGTTAGGGAAGCGATTGTTGCGCTTGTTTCTTCTGTTGACTTGGCAACTGATTCTTCAAGTTCAGCAACGCGAGCAGCAAGTTCTTCTGCTACATCAACCTTCTCTTCAGGAATTTCGATGTAGTGCTCTGCGAATAGATTCTTGAGACCGCCGATGAAATCATCAACGAGTTCAGCGCGCAAACCTGTTTCTACAGCAACCTTATTGTCTTCAACCCACTGTTCAACGACATAGTTTAGATATTCGTCGACTTGACCAGCGATCTCTTCCTTAAGAGCATCAACGGCTTCTGTAAGAACCTTATCGTTCTCAGCCATTACGTCTTCAAGGATAGAATCAACACGTGATTGAACAGCAGCTTCGAAGATTGTTGTTGCTTTTGTGCGGAACTCTTCAGAGAGTGATTCGCCATTGAATAGCGCATCGACATCTTCCTTCATGCTGCCCTTATGCTTGGCAAGCATTGACTTCTTCCAGGCTTCGTTTGCTTCTTCTTCGTCTTCTTCTTTATCATCTTCGTCGTCAGCCATTTCCATTTCTTTTTCATCTTCATCTTTATGCTTGGCTTCGACGACTGGTAGAGTCTTTTCTTCTTCAGAGTCTTCAGCGATAACATCGCCCTCTAATTCTGTTGATTCGTTTCCTGAGCCACCACCATCATAGCCTGGTGATGCGCTACCAATAATTGGCTTTGCAAGACCCTTTGACTTAACGGTTCCGAATTTCGTATCACCAGCGACAGATGACTTACCAGGCTTTGGTGCTTCTTTACCATCAGCAGCAGCCTTCTTACCAACGTCATCGCCTTCTGGCTTTTCGTTTGTTGAACCACCGAGATCGTCCATCTCGCCTGGTAGTTTTACAGCTGCGTCTTTATGAGCATTCATCGATGCTTTTAGAATTTCTGCAGCGGATTCTGATAATGTCTTACTCATTTGTTTTAACTCCTGAAGAAGTAATATTATTTATAAATTTTAAAGTTTTGACAAGAAGTTTTCAAAGATCTTCAATGAAACTTCGTCAATCTGTTTTTGCTTTGCTCTTTTAATCTGCTCATAATAGGCATTGACGTCGATTTCCTTCACTTTACCATTATCCCAAACCCACTCTTTGCCTTCCATAATACCTTGAACAAAAGCACCAGGTGCGGACGGATCCGCTACAATATCAGCCGCTGTGGCTAGATAATAGTCATCTTGAACCACGTTGACACCGTTTACTTCTTTGAGTGAACCCATGCCACGTGACGAGACACCGAGAGTTGCACCGCCTTCCATAAGGGACTTGGCGATCTTACCCATTGGTGTTTCAAGAATTTTTGCCTTACCGATCCACTGATTACCTTCCTGCTTTAAAGAGGTGATCAAGTGAGAGACTCGGTCTAGATTAATTGATGGTGAATCTGGATGACCCAATTCACCAAATGCGCGATTCTTAGTAACGT